CCTCTACGATGCGACGCAAGACGTATTGGCCCCATTGGGTACCGTGGACGTACTCAATGCCAACCTGCGCAGTGTCACGCAGTTGGAATTACCTGCATTGGGGTGCTTGTACACCAGCTCCGCGGGGGGTATCGCGGCGAACGCCTTTGACGGTAACCTAGCCACGACCTGTACCCAAACTGCTCCGAACGGGTTTATCCAAGTGCAGTACCCCGCAGTGGGGCAGCCTGTTGTCTTCGGTATTTTCCCCAATGCCACCGCTACGTGGAACGTAGCGATTCAAACGTCTACGGACGGGCTCAACTTTACTACGGTATATACCAACACTGCATTAGCCGTAGTCAATGGACAGTGGTTTTGGGTCGACATTGAAGGGATTCCCGAGTCAGGGGTGCTCTACGTGCGACTTCAAGCTTCCGGGGGGACTACGCTCAACGTCACGGAATTCGTGACGGGGGCTGCGCCGCAGGAGATCCCTATTGCGAAGATCAACCGAGACGACTACTCGAATCTACCTAACAAGTGGTTTCAGGGACGTCCGCTACAGTTTTGGTACAATAAAACTCAGCCGCAGCCCACATTAACGCTTTGGCCCTCTCCCTCGTTGCAATTCACGTTCAACCAGATCGTGCTTTACACGCAGCGCTACGTGCAGGATGTGGGTACGCTAACTCAGACGGTAGAAGTACCGCAGCGGTGGTTCCTCGCCGTGCTTACGCGCTTGGCTAAGGACCTGTTGATGATGATCCCCGAGATCGCCAAAGGCATGAGCGACTTGGACAAGACGACCCTGCTCCAAGAAGACAAGGACCGTTGGAACGAGGGTTGGGCCTCAGAAACGGATAGCTCCCCAATCATGATGCGCCCTTACATACGGCCGTACACAAGGTAACGCTATGGAGTCACCTGCTTATTTCCTCGATACGACTGGGGAGCCTACTCTGGGGGTGGGCTTGTGCGGGCGGTGCTCTGCGAAGCTACCCTTAGCGGAATTATCCTCGGACCCTAATTCTCCGGGGCTCATGGTCTGCAAGGACGACCTTGACGTGCTGGACCCGTGGCGACTACCCGCGCGTGAGACCGAAGACATTAACCTACCGTTCGTGCGCCCGGATACGGACATTGGAGTACCCGCGGCCTTAGCTGCACAAGACCGTAATTTGATTGCGAATAGTAGCGGCTAGTGCGTCGTTGGAGAACGGCAAAATGAACGTCAAGGGAGGGTCTAGTGTTCTGGTCGGTCTTATTGTGGTTCTCGGGGACAATGCGATCCATTACTTCTTTGATAGCAGTAAGGACAAGGATGCTTTACTCGCTCATACGTCGACTACGCTGGTGGAGGTTAACACCCGAGTTATTGACCTTACCGAGCAAGTTAAACGGTTATTGGAGCAGCCCTATGTCGGACGAAGCGAATTTGAGGGGAGATTGTCAGGACTCGAGGAACGAGTCTCCCATCTCGAGCGGACCCAACAGCCCGATTTTGGTATCCAAAACCATCGTAAGCGATAGAGGCGCATTGATTATTGGGTGCATGATCGCGGTAGGCTTGGCTACGTGGTCTACCGCGCGCGTGGGGTATTTGCATGACGAATTCATGCGGCAAGGTGCGGAGTATTCGCACCGCGCAGACCAGCAGGCAGCGGCGTTCTCGTATCATGCTATGGAGTTACAGACTAACTACTTGCTCCACGTAGCGCAGCAGCACAGCGAAGTAGAGATTGAGATGGCCCGCTATCGGGAGCAGTTTCAAAGTTTGGAGAGACAGTTTCGTATGACGGAACTGAAATACGACAACGTCAATATCAGTATGCGTAGGGCGGGTATATATCTCCCCAACGACTACTGGACTGGCCCGAATGGTAATTTAGACGCAGAATCTTTTCACATCAACAGCAAAGGGAAGTAAGTCATGGGAGCAGGTGGAGTCATTCAGCAGTACGCGGCGTTGTTGTTGCCGGTAGTACTGTACCCAGTAGTGTATGCGACGTTGTCGGCGGCAGATAGAGACAAAGTGGAAGTCATCAAAGTCAAACCGTTTCTTGACCGGACTGAGGATGACGTTAATTTTCTGTTGAGCAAGATTCCTCGTAGGTACAAGTAATGAACCTAAGCCCGCTAGGGATAGCCCTCATCAAGCACTTCGAGCGCTACGCAGACAAAGCGTACCGGCGCTTTCCCAAAGAGCCCTGGACGTGCGGGTGGGGCCACACGAAAGGCGTCACTGAGACGACGACGTGCACGCCAGAAATCGCTGGGCAGTGGATTCTGGAGGACGTGGCTATTGCGTCGAGTGTCGCTAATTTCACCCTAGCGGGCTTAGGGGCTACTCAGCATCAGTTCGATGCGCTAGTGATTCTTGTTTATAACATAGGAGTTGGCAACTTTAGCCGTGCGGATGAGCTGCACGCCGCCATAGCTACTAAGCAGTGGAGCACTGTTGCCGCGCACTTCCTCAGTTTCGATCACATAGACGGCGTTGAAAACGAAGGGCTAAAGCAACGTCGAGAACTTGAAAAAGCCCTGTTCTTGGACGGAGTAACTACGTGAGCCTATTATCGACCATCGCGTCGGGGGCACTGCAGGTTTTGAAGACGGTAGCGCCCACTATTGCAGACACGCTAGCGGGACCTTTCGCCCCGCTCGTGGACCCGATCATGAGATCAGTATTCGGTACCACGGATCCAAAGACCGTGGAGACCGGACTACTGAATGCGACCCCGGAACAGCTAGTGGCGTTGAAACAAGCCGATAATGCCCATGCTGAGGCGCTTGCGCAGTTGGGTATAGCGCGCGATAAGTTAGCTTTCGACGACACCGCCAGCGCCCGCGCAATGCAGGTTGCTACTAAGGACCCCACCGCGGGGCGTCTCGCGTGGCTCCTCATTGTGGGCTTCCTCGTTATCACCTTGGGGATGATCGTAGGGCTTTTCGGGTGGCCAGATCGCGCCAAGACCCTCTTGAGCGGGGAGGCGGGATTGTTCTTCGGTACCATCTTTGGGTACCTTTCTTCCGAAGCTAAACAGGCTTCGGCGTTTTACTTCGGCGGCAGCGAGAGCGGCCAGGCGAAGGACGTCACGATTGCAACTATCGCTAAGCAACCATAGGACGAAAACATGCTTTCTTTAGAGACATTGACCACGATCGAAACTTTGCTCATGTCCAAGAGCGCCCCACAGTGGGGGGAGTTCTTGGTACTCGCTAGGGCTATCAGCGACGTGCAGCAGGCTAAGGCGCTGCTGATGCAGTCTCGGCTACAGCCGGCGCCCGCGGCAGCCCCTGATATGAACGGGGCCGCTATTGAGGAGAGTCACTAGTGCCTGTCGCTCTCACCTTCAATTCCCTGATTACGACTCTACAGGCGTACTTGGAGCGTGGGAGCGGCACGACTGACCCAACCGTATTCAATGAGTTCCCTCTATTAATCAACAATGCGGAGCGCGCTATTGCACGGCGGTTGAAGATACTGGGAATGAACATCCCCGGGGTCAGTACGCTGAATGCGGGTAATGCGGTATACACCAAGCCCAATGGTTGGCGTCGCACGATCTCGATGAACTTCGGGGTAGCTACCGTCGCAGACCCTGCGCAGAACGCGGCGACCCCCTTGTTCGCACGGCAATACGAGTATTGCTTGAGCTACTGGCCTGACCTTACGCAAACAGCCCCGCCGCAGTTCTACGCCGACTACGACTACGCGCATTGGTTGGTGGTGCCTACACCCCCGGTTAGTTACCCGTGGCAGATTCTCTACTACGGGCTACCGCAGTTACTCGATAACTCAACCCAGACTAACTTCTGGACGGACTTCGCCCCAGAGACTTTGCTGTATCGCGCGCTGCTGGAATGCACTCCGTTCTTGAAGAACGATGAACGTGTGGCCGTATGGCAAACCTTGTACGAGGAGGCTGTAACGACGCTGGAGAAAGAAGACCTCATGCGCTCTGTGGACCGTGCGGCTGTACGAAACGAGGATTGATCAGTGCCCAGTGTTTACAACACGGTCTTTGGCGGTAACCCAGTAGCCCCGGCGTACCCCACGTACTTGGCGCTGTCGTTCTCGACGAACCAAATACTCGGGTGGCCCTTAGAGTCGAATATTACCTCCCCAGCCGTGGCGGAGTGGATCGATTGCACAGCTACTGCACCCTCGTTGACGCTACAGCTATCAGACGCGCGGCAGGTATCGACAGGCTATACCGCGATATTCAACAACGTAGGCGCTAATACGTTTTCTGTTTTGGATGCGCAAGGTAATACGCTCCTATCGGTAGCCTCAGGGCAAGCTTGGATATTGGTACTGTCAGATAATACGACTCTGCAGGGTACATGGCGCGTCGTGCAGCTTGGGGCTGGGGTGTCCAGCGCCAATGCGGCAGCGCTTGCCGGCAATGGCCTTAAGGCTATCTCTACGCTCCTCAACGAACGCATCTTCATTAATGCGCAGGGGGCTAGCTACGTAATCCAAGCTACCGATAGAGCCGCGTGCATCGAGTGGACTGGCGGCTCTGGGGGCGTGTTCACGGGGCCTACGCCGTCTGTCGTCGGGTCTGATTGGTTTTGCTACATCAAGAACTCCGGTACTGGCGTACTCACCTTATCTGCTGCTACAGGCACCATTGACGGTACGGCGAGTAAGTCGTTCAACCCGAACGATTCATGCATCGTAGTCAGTGATGGCATTAACCTGTTTACGA